CCTGTACAGTAGGCGCTGATATTTCTCCTTCATCTTCTTGTTGGGGTTTGGGGTTGGTAAATAATTTCACTCTCTCTATGTCTTCGGGCGTCATCTCACTCACGAGTTTGTCGTAGAGTGGGTCTTCCACCCGTTCATATCCTTGTTGAGCCCGCCAGTCGTTGAGCGTGATCAACGCGCTCTCGAACTCAATCTTGCAGCGGTCGCTAATCAGGCGGTTCACTTCCTGCTCCTCCTTCTTGCCGGTTTGCAGGCAGTCCACATCGCTGAAATCAGCGTCGAGGTACAACCCGTCCTGGTCAAGACCGAGGAAATGGGTAAACTCCTGACAGAACCGCTGGACCAGCGGAATGATTACCGACGAGTACACCGCTTTCTCGGCGTTCGCCTGGTTAGCATACGTTGACTGGTCTTTGCGAGGGATCAACACGGGCGGAATGCCGTATATGCCGGCGATTATCACCGCGTCGGCAAGCGTTTCATCGAACGGCTGGAGGTCGGCGATAGACAGGTTCGTGCGGACGAAATTCATCTTCACGTCGCTGATACCGTAGGGGTACTTGCCGCTGCCCAAGCCATACATCTTGTCGGCCTCCTCGAGGATTTGTTTCTTCTCAGCAGAGGTCAATGCACGGCTGCCCATCTCGTCGCTCATCTCGCTCACGAGCCAACCGAGACCGCCTCGCTTGACGTAGATGACGTTACGCGCCTCGTACACGGCTATGAGGTTGCTGATTGCTTTAAGCACCGACATCAACCGGCTCTTGGCACGCAGCGGGTCGCCGTTGTAGAACCCGAAGGTGTCGTCCACGTCGCGGAACACGCATTGCGGAGCGATGGCACGGCGAGTGAACGTGCCGTAGTCGTGATAGTAGCACTTCACCACGTCCACGATGTCGCTCACGCCGTAGATGTCGCCCATCTGCCGTTTGTACTCGATGGTCACATACGGCTCTTCCAGCGTCACATAGCGGTCGCACCACTTGTAGAGCGTCTTGGCGCCGGCGAACGCGTCGCTCATGGCGGCCTTGATGAATGAGTTGCCCGTGACGAGCTTGTAGGCGAAATGCTTCCACAACGTGCGATACCAACTCTCGAAAGCGTTTGGCTTGACGAGAAGGCGGTTAATCGTGTCGTTGTTCCACACCACGGTATCGTCCTTGAACTTCTTCAACACATACTTCGCCCCTGCCGCACGGCTGGCGATGTAGTTCACCGGCCATGCCACCTCGGGCACCGTGTTGAACAGCGTGATGAAGTTGGCGTTCGCCACATACGGCGTGGCGACAATCTCACGCATCAACTGCAACCGCCGTGCGGAGGTGTCGCTGACGCTTTCCGTTTGCCCGCCCTCTACCGGGGTCGCGCTCTTGGTAATGAAACCTAATGTCTTGAGCAATCCCATGTGCCTATCGTGTTGAACAAGGCAAAAGTACCTACAAAAAAGTCCGCTTTCCCAGAACCCGAAATTCTTGAAAAGCGACCCGAGGCGATTTTTCGCCCTTTGGATTTACTTTGCAAATAGCAAAGTGTTGATTTACACCATTATAGCAAATTTTTGGAATTGCAGAGAAAAAATCACTCTCGCATTATACGTCCTTTTGCAGGTAGTAATCGGTCTTGCCGACGATAGCCAGCGCGCCGGTGGTGGCAGGGAATTTTTGCTAACTCATTGAAAATCATCCGTGCTTACACACCGCGAATGATGATGCGAGCCAACCCCGAGAGCACCGCCGAGGCTGCCGTCTGCTCTGCCGGTGACTGCTCGTTGTAGTCGAGCACGTCGCCCATGAACGCGGCATACTCAGGCTCACTCATCTTCTCGGGGTCGAGGTGGACGTGGGCGCGTACCCAGTCGCTCATCGCCGAGATGCGCACGCGGTGGTCGCTGCCGAGGCGCAGCACATTCACCTGCGGCAAGTCCTTGCGCAGGTCACGCACCATCGGGAAGTACGCTTGCTGGCACTCCACGACATACATCGTGGCGGTGAACGACCTTATCCACCCCGCCATTTCGTCGTTGCCCTTGACCTGGCGCAGGCAAACGTCAGTGAGGTGCCAGCGGTCGGCGAGACGTGCGAGACGTGCCAAAGCGAAACGGCCACCGAAGGACGGCAGCACATACACGATTGCCTGCTCGTAGTCGTACTCGGTGGCAGGGTTGAAGAACTTGAACTCGCCCTCGCTGTAGATTGACCGCTTGCGCCCCATGCTGAACTCCGTGTACTGGGCTCTTAATAGGTCGTAGCACACATAGCGTAAACAATCTGAAATATGTGCATGTGGTTCGTATTTCTGTTTCGTTATAGGGTTCGTCACTTTCTGCTTGGCGATTGCGCCGTTCTCGTCCTTCTGCACAGCCTGGTAGTCGTCAATAGACGTGGTGCAGTCGCTGTCTATGCGGATAGCCACACCCGGCACACGACCATCCCACACGGCATTGATGAACTCGCCAGTAGTTGCCACGGCAGGGTTCTTGTTGCCGATGCAGTCCTCCACCACAAAGCCCTCATGCTCCAGTTCGTCAATGACGAGGTCGAAGAACGAGCGGTTGTTCTCGTCAATGGTGTTCGCCGCCTTGCCTGACGCGTCGCCATGCAGATAGACATTGCCGCCGTAGTGGTACTCACGGAGTTTGGCGGCAATGACTTTCGCGGCCTTGCGTGCCGAGTTGTTCGGACTCTCTATCGGCAGCTCATCAAACTGCGTAACTTGCTGAACATCGTCGGGCTTATACTCTTTTTGGAAGAACGTGGCGGTGACATACGGCAGCACGTTGGAGTCCATGCTGATGTGTATGGGCAGGTCGGGGTTGAATGGAAACTTGCCGCACACCTCACCACGGTTGAACGAGGGGAAGAACTCCGCTCCTGTGCGGATGTGGCCCCATTCGCCAAGTGCATAGACCTGGTAGTAGTCGGGGTCGTTGATGCGGTCGTTCTCGAAGTTGGCTATCGCCTGATAGTCGTAGTAGCCGTACTTCCCATCGGGCGAACCCACCACCCAAAAGTTGTTGAGGTAGGTGGACTGGATAACGATTGTGTCGGGCGCATGGCGGTCGTACTCGCCGGTGTTGGGGTTGAGGATTAGTTTCTCGCTGTTCATGCGCACAGACTTCACGGCACACAGTTCAGGCGGCAGCATCTCACCTCCAACGGTCAGCGACATGGGAATTTCGTGCCATTCCTCCCTATCGAACCATCTTTTCTTGATCCAGTGCTCCTCGCTGATAGGGTTGAAGGCTGCAACAATCTGCTGCCCCTCCTGACCACGCAGACGCAGGCGGATTTGCTTGAAGTCGGTTTCATCGTACTCGCTTAACTCGTCAAGGAATACTCGCTTGTACTGGCTGATACCCTTGATTTTCTCGGGATCGTCAAGACCGCTGAAATCAATCTTGCCACCGTTGTTGAACACGATGCTGTTCTGCTTGAAGCGGCAGCACTCCGCCAATCCATCTATGCCATTGATGGCTGCTTTGAAGTCGGCATAAATTGTTTTCTCAATGCTTGCGCCAACCTTACGCATGACAAGCATGCTGCACTCCTCGTAGTAGGCGAGGATGGCGAAGAACTGAGCCACCGAGAACGACTTGCCGGAGGATGAACCACCATAAAGCACGATGAAGCGCACGCTCGGATCGAGTGTGTACTTCCATAGCCAAAAAGCGTTCGGCGAGAACAATTCACGGTCAATGCGCATCAGTCTTTCTTTGGTGCGAGCAATAGGTCGCCTTTTTCTTGCGGCAACTCGTGGCGGATTGTCTCCACATACTCTCCAATGACCTCAAGCATCAACTTGATGGCATTTGGGTCGGCCTTGCCCATGCAGCGGTTGATGAAGCCGAGGGCAATCATCAGCCGTGGTGTCACATTCTCGGCAATCTCCGCTGGATAGCCGAGGTTGATTATACGCTGCCGCACCTTGTCGGGCTCCAGCTGCACGTCGAGGAGCGAAACAAGGGTTTCCTTCATGGTGCGTTTCTCGGCTCTCGCCACACCTGACGCGATGCCACCTTGTTGAGCTGTTATCCGTTGTTCGTCCGTTGTTCGCCGTGCAAATCGCCCTTGATTGTCGCGGAACTGCTTGCTCTGCTTAGGACTTTTATTCGCCATTGCCCTCCTCCTTTCTCACGCTGCCGGTGTGAACCATGTACCACGTTTCGTAACCGTCGGCATCAACCTGCACGATGTAGGAAATGCCGTCCTCGACCTCGAGGCGGCCTGTGACCTTGCTCCCGGCTGGCGTTATTCCTGTGTAGTTCATAATCTCTCAAAAAAGACCGCCGGCTCCACGATGGAACGCAGACACCGGCGGTCGGCGTCAAACATCTATTTCATCTCGGCTGAGATGGTTCCGAAAACACCTGTGACAAGCCTTGCTCGATGTTTCGGTACGGCAAAGGTACGGTGAAAATCGTCTCGTTTACCGATTGCTCGAAATTGTCGAGGGGCCGCAACTCGTCCGTGTAGTCAAGGTTGAGGGGCTTGTACTTGGCCACCTCGTCGCAAAACTCACGCACCGTGTTGCCCACAGGGTTCACCGCATTCACCAGTTGCCGGTTGCAGGCAAAAGCGTAGATCAACGCCTCTACCGCGTCACCGATGTAGGTGAAGTGGCGCACGTTGCGTCCGCCGTTGTAAATCGTGCAGGTCTCTCGGGTAAGCAAGTTGTACAGCAGAGTTCCCTCTCGTGGTTCGGGACCATACACGTTGTGAAGACGAACGCCGGTTGCTCTCGGGCAGTAGGCTTTCGCGAACTGCTCGTCAAAATACTTCGTCATGCCGTACATCGAGGTCGTGTTGCAGGCGTTGGCGGTGCTGCTGGACGCATAGACCAGTTTCACCCCGTAGCGGCGGCAAGCGGTGGCCACCACCATGAACGCGTGCACGTTCTCTCGCTCGATGTCGTCGAGGCGGTCGTTGAACACGCTCGTCTCGGCGGCAAGATGAAATACCACGTCAATGCCGCCGTCGGCCAACAGGGGCTCGATGCGTGCGGCGTCACCGCCAATCTTCGTGTCGATGCGGACGACCTCGAAGTGCGGTGCCAGTCGGCGGCAGAGGACTTTACCGATGAAGCCCTCGCTGCCGGTAACTATTGCTCTCAATGTCGCAGGTAGTGCTGCCGTCTAAGGGTGATACGTCAAGGCACAAGATTGTCGAACAGCCCGGGAAGCCTCGGTTGCAGGGCTTCGTGTTCCTCGTGGAAGAACTCGGCTTTCGTCTTGCCCATCTTGCGGCCTTTCTTGGTGTGGATGTCGAAGGTGTATTCCGGCACCTCCAACGGTTGACGGCGCGCATCGTCCAGGGCGGCGATGATCTGCGGGTCGGTGAGCGCGAGTTGGTCCACCGCAAGGTTGTTGAGGTGGTCGGCGTCGCGGCTCTTATAGCACTCGCAAAGCAGGATTATCGCCTTGCCGATGAAGATGCGGCCTTTCGGCTCTTTGCTCCCTTTGTTCACCAACTCATAGCCGTTGTGCAGCGCGTCAATCTCGTGGGTGATGAGCCCCCAGCAGTCCTCGGCGCTGATGGTGTAAAGTCGTTTCCACGCATAGTTGCCGTAGCCTGACTGCCAAAGTTCCACCCCGAAGAATGCCGCCACCACCACATCGTTTCGGCGAATGCTCTTCTGCAATGCACTGGCACACTCAAGGAAGTCATATCCGTTTTTAGTTTTCAGTACGAAATGTCCCATATTTTTCTGTAAAGTTAGTCAAAATTTTCGATATATATGCTGAAATTCAGCACTTTAACCTATGTGAAATTTTGTCAAATCAAAATGGAAATGACGCACTGATGTTGTACTGCACCAGCGACTTGGTTTTGTCCTTGCCGTTGTTGCCCTGGCCCTTCAGGCGAATTGCCTCGCCGAAGTATTTCCGTATGAGCAGGATTGACCGCTGCTCCTCGTCCTGGTTGCGGATGGCCGACAGGCCGCCGGCGTTCACGAAGGTGGATTTCTGCTCGAAGTTGTAGCGCAGGTCTGTGAGAACCTTCCGCTCGGTGTACTTCATGTAGCACGAGATCCAAAAATCCTCCTTCAACTTCAGTTCCTCGTTCCACCATACGTTCTTGTTGTAGCGCACGCCGTAGGAGCAACCCGTTACCATCTTGTCGAGGGAGAGGTACTCCGTCTCGTCGTACATCACCGGCGAGATACGGCTGGTGAAGCCGAACACATGGACATCGAGCATGCAGGCGATGTCATACAGGTTCTCGATGATCTGCGTTATCTCGTTGCGGTCGCGGATACGTGCCGTCTCGCCCTTTTCCGAATAGAGTCGCTTGCAGGCATCCACATCATCGTCGAGCATGAACAGTTCACGGAAATGCTTCGCCATCCAGTTACGTTTCGGGATTAGCCCGATGATGTCGTCGGGGTGCGTCACTATCTCGCAGTCGGGATTGAACTCTCGGTAGAGGTCGGCTTGCGACTTCGCCACGCAGATGATAGGGTCGTTGACCAGGTACTTCGCGAACACTCGGTCGTGCCGCTTGTGGGAGGGGATTACGATACGCAGGCTCATTGCTCCGCTCCTTTCTGGCTTCGTGCGATGGCCTCACGGAAGTCCTGTATGCTGATAACGTTACTCTTGCTCACCTTGCCGGTCTTATACGACCTCATGTGCTGCATATCGAGCACCTCACGCAGCCAGTTGCTGTCAACCTCGTTAGAACTTTGAATGATGAACAATTCGTGCTTCTCGTCGTACTTCGGTATTAGTGGGTAGACCGCGGAGTCGTTGTCCATCGCCTCAAATCTCTCCCTGAACTTGTCTTTCGGCTTCGGCTGCTCGAACTCCATGCCCCAGTCGGCGAGTTCGCTCTGGAACTCCGCCCACTCGTTGGCGATGATGTCCTTGTCGTCCTCGCCGTAGTTGATGTTGTCTTTGGCGGCATACTCACGCAGTTTCTTCGGTGGGGTGTCGCCCGGCAGCACCTTGCACGGCACAGTCTTGTAGCCAAGTTCCTTGCAGGCGCGAAGCCGAAGGTTGCCGCACACGACGACATACTTGCCGTCCATGTACTCCACAACAATCAGTTCGCGCAGTTCCAACATCTCGGGGCTCTCCTCGATTGAGCGGCGCGTGGCTTCGTAGCGCTCCTTCTTCACCAGGCGCGGATTGCGAGGAAGACCCGGGACTTGCCCCTTGTTCGCGGTGATAAGGGACACATCAATTTCTTTTCTTTCCATTGCTTTCGGGATTTCAACAATTAAACTTACAACAATACTCACGAAAGCAACATCAATCCTTGTGCATCAACCGCCAAGCGATTCGGTCTTTGATGACCTGCTCGATGTTCTTGCAGCCGAGTTGGCGCAAGGCCAGGGCTGTGTCGATGATGATGTCGGCGGCGAGTTCCTCGCGCTCGCTGAACTCACGCTCGTAGGTCGGGCAGGCGTCGTCGGCGTGGAGCGGAACCACGAAGTCGCTGGTCAGATGTAGCGGAGGTTTCTTCCAGTGGCAGGCGTCCATGCGCCGCCAGTCTCGGGAGACACGGATTGACATGGCCCTCGGTGACGTGGAAGGTGTGATTTCGTCGCGCCTCAACATCTCGTCATGCAGCTCTTTGGTCAATTTGTTAAGCGTAATCATGAAACTGAACGGATTTAATGTTGCTAATGGGTTGATTTGCCTTACGGCGGTCTGATGGTGGTCATAATGGTGATACTTATGGTGAATTACGTCTCCAGTACGTTGTGAATGGCCTCGATAAGGTGGCCGACCATCGGCAGGGGGATGGCTATGCGGTAACGCCTGTTCCCTCGGTTATGCTCGGTGATCATCAAGTAATCGGGCTTGTCGCCCTTGCCATCGTGCAGGTCAACTGAATACTTCTTGCCCGGGCCGTTGACCCACACCTGCTTTCTGATGTCCAATGCGTCCATAGTGCTGTTGAAATAGTGAGTTTAGTTGACTTCAATTTTATCGGCACCCAACTTGCCCAAGTTGTCGAGTGCGGTGCGCTCCATAAACACATCGAGGATTTTCGTCTCCTTGATGGCCTCAATCTCGTAGTCGGTGACCGCGCCTTTCATGTATTCCCTGGCGTGTTCCTTCGCCTTGTCGATGGTCGCGTCACGGAACAGGACGTACAACGCCGAGCGTTTCTCCTTCGCCGTCACCTCGTCGATGAGGATTAGGTTGTACTTGACGAGGAAGAACAACTCGCCCTCGTTGAACACCACTTCGTTGTACTGCGCAATCTTTTCGTGCGTCACGTTGAACTCGCCGGTGATGTACGGTTGCATCTTCTGTGTGATGCGTGCCTCCGCCTCGGTGAACGAGAGCGCGTCCATGGCGTAGGTCTCGGTGACGGTCTTTTGGGTGCCGTCCTCCTGCACCTTGTCAATCTTGATTTTTACTTCAAAAAATGTCATATTCGTGAATAAATTAGTGTTTTCGCCATTTTATTGGCGTAATCGTAAATCCATTGTCGCTAACAGTCTCTCTATCACGTCCACGTTGGCCGACCCGAGGAAACGGATGCCCAACAGGTCGGCTCGGGAACGCGAGCAGAGGTCTTTGAGGGTGGTTATCCCTTGCCCTTTGAGTATTCGCAACACATTGGGAGGGAAACCGAGTTCGTTCAGTCTCGCACGCAGCACCTGCGCCATGTGCAGGTCATTCTGGTTGAGCAGTTCGTTGATGTTCATCAATCTCTTCCAGTTTTTTGAGCGCGAGGCGCATTCCGTCGCGGTACTTCGGGTTCCCCTGCATGAACCAGCACATCGCCGAGAAGATGACCTCCCGCAGTTCCCGCTTCTGCTCCATCATCATCGCGATGGCGGCGCACAAGTCAATTCTCCGTTTCTCGTCTTCCTCCTCGGGCGAGCCCATGAGCAACGCGCCGTGCTTTTCGGCAGTCATGCCGATGACCAGCAGCGTCGGTACCAGTTTGCCGATATTTTCGAGCAATTCTCTCAATTTCTGTTCTTTTTCGTCCATATTCTTTGACGGTTTTTGAAAAGTTGTTATAAAAATCTTTTAATAAACCGGTCAAGCGTGTTGCGGTCAACTTTGACAATCTTGGCGATTTTCCGCTTCGATACGCCCTCGTTGAGTAGTCCTTGCACCAATTCCCGCTTGTTGTACAGTTTGTGTTTCTTCGGGTCTGTCCTGCGCCCCACTGGACGGCCGAGGACGACACCTTCCGCCTTTTTGCGAGCCAACGCCTCTTTGGTACGCTGGCTTATCATGTCGCGCTCAATCTGTGCTGCCAACCCGAAAGCGAAAGCCAACACCACCGCCTGAATGTTGTCACCAAGCACGAAGTTGTCTTTGACGGTATACACCGTGGCCTTCTTCTCCATGATGTATTGCAGCAGCGTCATCACCATGAGTAGTTTCCTGCCGAGGCGCGACAACTCCGAGCAAATGATGATGTCTCCCTCTTTTAGGTTCGGGAGAAGTTGCTTGCCAAGATTGCGCTTTTTAGCGGCTACGGTTCCGCTGACCCCATCGTCAAGTATGTACTTGTCGATAGTCCAGCCATTGCGCCTTGCAAGGTCATCAACGCCCACTTTCTGATTGTTGTAGTCTTGCTTGTCGCTTGACACTCTCAAATATCCGTACACCATCAGTTCATCAGTTTTATGCCGTAACGGCGGTTATACAACTCTTTTGCCCATGTGGGGATGTTCCGAGGGAACAAAGCCTCGCTATCACTGTCTATCGGTTTGTTATCGGCATTCTCCAACTCACTGACGTACTCTTTTAGAAGTTCCACAAAGTCAGCATCCGGCGTTCCTCCGCCATGTAAGTGGTAGCGCAGTTGAATGTAACGCACGTCGGCGAGAAAACCTTTGTGAAGTACCATCAACTCATTGTTGCCATGCACATAGAGTACCGCCATAAGACGGGCACTGGTATCCGTTGAAATTGCAGGGATGCCAGCCGCAAGACACGTCATATTCCAGTCATCCCTCATTTGGTCAACCATTTCCCGAGTAATACCAGTTTCTCTTGTCATCGTGTAGGTCGTTTTACGAGCCCGCCCAGCGGTTCAAGTCCCCATTTGAGGCGTATTTGGTCGGCTCGGATTGATTTATTTCGCTTTTCGTTACGCTTTGCCCGGCAAGCGGCCTTGCGCTCTTCGGGCAGGTCGTCCCAGTTCTTGCGCACCTGTGCGGCGCGGGAAATGAGATAGAGATTGTCGAGGACGCAGTTCGTGGTGTCTCCGTCCTTGAACTGGATGTTCATGCCCTTCGGGATCGGGCCGTGGGCCTGCTCCCAAATGTAGCGGTGCTTGGGCATCATGCGTCTGCCGTCATGCGGCTTGATCCACCAGTAACGCCGACCGGTTTTGTCGGGCGACCGCAGTATCTCGAAGCCCGGCTGCCGGTAGGTGGGTGAGGCTGTGTTCTCCACACCGGACTGAAAGCGAGTCCGTGACGAGTTGGCGATACCCTCGGCACTCATGTAATGTTCTATCTTACGCCCGGCATTGAACGGCTTGTGACCCTTTCGGAACTGCCCGACCTTGCGCTGCCGCTCCGCAACCTCGGGTGACTTGTGCACGCCGAGGCTGCGAGCCTTCAAGCCGATTGCCTGTACCGAGCGGTGAAGGAACACGGCGAGGTCGGCGTTGCTCCGCTCGGCATAGGATTTCAGCAGGTAGTCAATCTCGTATTTAGTCCATCGTCTCGTTCCCATCGCTGAAATACTTTTGCTTGATTGCTTCTGCTACTGTCATTTCTCACCTCCTTTCAATTTCTCATAATAGTCGCGATAACTCAAACAAACATTCTCAAAATTGGCGAGGATATAATTGCAGCTATCAATCATTCCTTTAAGCATCTTGAGCATTGCATCTGCACTTTTGGGCATGGAATACATATAGCCACTATACCCCAAATCCTCGTTTATGCTTTTGCATTTTTTCTCGCATTCTTCACTCATTGATTGAAGATAACACTTGAACTCTCGCCTTGTTCCCTCATATGCTTGTTTCCAGCAATCTCTTTCAGCTCCTTGCCAACCTGCAACATAGCAATCAATATTGCGATTGTTTAACATGGTTTTGTCTTTATTCTTGCGCAAGGCACGAAAAGCGATATCCTCGATCTCTTCTTTGCTCTTGAATTCAATAATCGTCATGACTTCAAATGATTTTTGATGTATTCTACCATGCTCGTCATGCTCTCGGTGGTGTACCACTCTTTGTAGAGCGTGACGATGCGTTTAATTGTCTCGTCGGCGGGGTGAGCGTCCGCCCACTCTGCGCCTTTGGTGAAGTGGTGCATGGCGCGGCACTCGCTTCCGTACTCGGCGAGCGCGCCGGCCTCAATGTGCTGTTGTCTGCTCATTGCTTCAATTCTTCCGGAAATTCGTTAAATCGTCTTACTATCTCCTTGCAGAGAGCATTCGCACTCTCTACGTTGCCCATGTGGATTTGTGCTATACAAGCGTTGAAGCCATCCTCTATACAAAGGTCGGCGTCAATTTCATTGCGTGAGAAGATCTTCCCTCTCCCTGGCAAGCAGACGAGTCTCATTGTCTTTGTGTCATACTCGCCATTTGCGTAGTCCCATGTTAGTTTTACTTTCATTTTAGTATCTGAATTTTGTAAAGTGAATAATTGCAAGTGGTTTTGTGTGGTCATAATTCTTGAACCACTCACGCCAGTCATCAAGTGACAACCCGTCATTATTTGCCACCAAAACTTTGTCTATATCGCGTTTATCAATACGCACGCAGGGATAGAAACAGTAGGCATTTGTGTCAATGTCAGTCAACTGCTGCAACCCAACCCCATCCTCAGCAGTTAGTGTTGCAATGGTCGTCTGCTTGCTCATGTATGGGCGACCCGACCACTGACGGACTGACAGAACAGCCTCGCCTCTTTGCACATCGGCTATGCGCTTTGCCCACAGCCGATAGTTGGCGCGTATGGTGTGCAATTTCTTGAAATCACCAGTGCCTGTTTGTCCATTGAGGAACTTTTCCAGGAACTCTGTCGGCTCCCCATGGCGCTTATGCGTTGCAGGGAATTTTCGTGAAAGGGTGATTACATAGGTTTTCATACTCCGATAAATTCAAATTCTTTTGAGATTAAACAATTCGGCTTGGGTGTAACCCTCATGCCACTCACCAACAGTGCGCCAATTTTGCATGAGGTCATACTTTTCTTTGCTGACCTGCCATTGCTCCTCGGTGTACTGGAAAGCCCAATCTTGGCCGAAAGTCTCAAACATCTTGTCACGTGCGCTCTCTGCATCTTCGGCCTCAATGACGTGGTAGCAGTTGCGGTGCGGCTTGTCCATGCCGACACCGAAAGTGAAATAGTAGCGTTCCATTAGTACTTTCCTCCTTTCCGTTTCAGTTGTTTGATGAGTTCGTCGGCCGCTTCCACAGCACAAAGTGACATAAATTCATCACTTACGCCTCTCATCTCATCTTCATGGAAACAATTGGCCATAATTTCTCGTGCTATTTCGTAGCGTCGTTGCTCCCAGTCGGTGCTTTCGTCTAATACTTTGTAATGAATAAAGTGACCGCATTCTCTGGCGAGTTGTCTTGTCGGAATAGTCCTGTGTTTACGTTGCTCACAGACGGCCTCGTGAATACACCAGCCACAACCAATTTCTTCTCTCTTCTTGGGGGCTGGGTTGGGGTTGTACTCTTCCGCATCATTCACTTGTGCGGCTTTCAGCACTTTGTACGTTATCTCTTTAATCGGACCTAATCTCGGATTGTACGATATTCCCCACGCCACAGCGCAGTCTGCAATATCGTCAGAGGTGATGCCGGAGCCACATGAATTGGCCTCCCACAACTCCTTGAATTTTTCTTTCGTGTAAATCATCGTTCTGTCGTTTTAGAATAAGTTATACTACCGATTTTTAATGGTTCTTTTTGAGGTGGTTTTGTTTGGGCTGGTTTCTTGCACATAATAAAATTATAAACATCTCCGAAGTTCCCTTTTGTTAACGCGCGCTCTATCTGCTCACGCTCATAATCGCTCAGGCCAACGTCATTGGCAATAAGCGTGGTTATGTATTTCGCTAATCCTGTAATCAT